GAGAGAGCGACCCGGAGAAGGCCGCGTGCGTCGCCGAGTCGCTCGAGAACGACGGCGAGCTGCTGTCGCTGCTGCTGCAGGCCATGACCGTGCGCCTGCAGACGCACGAACGGCGCTATAACGCGCGAATCAAGCAAATGCTCGCCTGGTGGGCCGAGGGCTCGAGCCTCGACGCGCGCCTCGCTGACATGGGCCTCGAGCGCCGCGTCATCAGCCCGGGCAACCCGAACGCCTTCCCGCCGGTGCCGGCCGAGGAGGAGTCCGACGCCGACGCGCGGATCCGCTATTACCTGGCCCCGCATGCGCCGGCCGCCGGTTCCCGCCTGCAGTACCGGCGCGAGGCGATGACCCTCGGCGAGCGCGCGACGGTGACCGTCGAGGCGCCTGCCGCGAACCAGGTGGTCGTCACCTACACGTTCGGCGGCGACAGCATGGCGGCCAAGGTGAAAGACGCCAACGGCCGCCAGACGGCCCCGGGGCGAGTCGCTGTCACGGTGCTGGCCCGCGCGGGCGACGGCACCCCGCCGGCGGATCTGCTCGAGGCGGTTCGCCGGCACTTCGCCCGCGATGACGTCCGACCCGAGACGGATCTCGTAACCGTCCAGGCCGCCGAAATCGTTCGGTACCGGATCCGCGCGGTCGTCTACATCAACAACGGCCCCGACGCCGCGCTGACGAAGGGCCAGGCCGAGGCCGCGCTCGCTTCCTACGCGTCCGCTCGACACATCCTCGAGGGCTACGTCGACCCGAGCCGGATCGACTACGTGCTGCACGCTGCAGGCGCCGAGCGCCTCGAGCTGCTCGAGCCGCTGGCCCCAATCGAATGCACAGCCAGCCAGGCGCCCTATTGTGAGGGCGTCGAGATCGAGGTCCGGACGCTATGAGTGACGACGCCCCGCGGCTGAGCGTGCTGCCGCCTAATCGCTCGCTGCTCGAGGCCGGGCTCGATCTGGCATTCGACAAGCTGCTCGAGCGGATCGCCCCGCCGTTCCCTGCGCTGATGGATCCGCAGGCCACGCCGGCCGAGTTCCTGCCGTACCTGGCCGCCGATCGCGGCGTCACCGACTGGAATCCGGCGGCGCCAGAAAGCGAACGCCGCGCCACCACGGCGCTGGCCTGGGCCATCAAGCGCCAGGCTGGCACCCGCCGCGCGCTGATCCATGCCGTCGAGTCGATGGAGCTCGCGGCGAAGGTCACGAGTTGGCACGAGCTCCAGCCGGCCGGCGTGCCGTACAGCTTCACCGTCGAGGCGACCGTCGAGCGGCCCTGGCTGATCGGCGATTTTCCTCGGCTCTGGCGACGCCTGAACGACGCCAAGTCAGAGCGCGACAACCTCGAGCTCGTGCTCGCCCACGAGACCAGCGGCGGGCTACGCGCTGCCGCTGCCGCCGGCACGCCGATGGCGATCGGCGACCTCGAGCTCGACGGGGCGTTGCCTGACCTGGATCTGCAGGGCTCGCTCGGCGCGGTGACCGCCGCGCGTGAATTCACCATCAACGATTACGACCTCGAGGCGCCGACAACATGACGGACCTAACCCGCCTTGTGCGGTTTACCACGAAGGGCCTGGCCGAACTGGTCCAGGCGAAAAACCAAGGCCTGAAAGGTGCGATCACGCACATCGCGGCCGGTACCTCGCGTTACACACCGACGGGCGCCGAGTTGGCGCTCAAGACCGAGCGTCAGCGCGCGGCGATCGGCGAATATGAGGATCTCGGCACCGGCAAGATCCGCATGGCTGCCGCGTTTAAGGGCTCGCTCGAGTACGAGGTCGGCGAGTTCGGCTTTTTCCTCGAGTCGGGCACGCTGCTGGCGGTCTACTCGGTCGCCGGGCAACTGCTGACCTACAAGGCCGCGACCGCGACGCTGGTCCAGAAATTTACCCTCGACCTGGCGGCGCTGCCGACTGACAGCGTGACCGTCATCGTCGGTAGCGAAAGCCTGAACGTGCTGCTGACCGAGGAGCTGGCCACGGTGGCCACCGCGAACATCGACAACATGGCCAGGCACGTCGGCCTGTTGTTCCGCGTCATGGAGCTGGAGGCCAGCGCATGAATGGCCCCGTCCTGGAGCTGATAGAGGGGACGACGTTCGGCTTTGAATTGACCTGGTCCGACGGCAACGGGACGCCGATCGATATCACCGGCTGCGCCGCGCGCTTCGTCATCTGCCCGGCGGCCAGTACCGCGCCGCTGGTGGAATGCAGTAGCGAGGACGGCGGCATCGTCCTGGGCGGGCCGCTCGGCACCGTCGCGGTCAGCGTGGCGCCGTCCAGAACCGCCGGCAAGGCGTCAACGCAGTGGAAGGGCGCGCGGTACGAGCTGCGCCTCGAATACCCCAGCGGCGACGTTTACAGCCTGCTGCGCGGCACCCTGGCGCTCGAGCCGGGGCTGATGCGATGACGGGGCAGGCGCAACGGGTGATCGTCACCCACGGCGTCGAGCGCGTCGTCACCGTTCGCCAGGCCGGGCGCGTCGTCGAGGTGCGCCAGGCGCTAGCGCCGAACGTGACCGTCGTCGCGGTGGGCGTACAGGGGCCAGTCGGCGCCCTGGCCGAGAACGTCCTGCAGCGCACCAAGCAGGCCGAGCTCGATGCTCGCAAGGCGCTGACCCTGGCCACCGACGCAAACGCCACGCTGGGCGCCCTGCTCGAGGATCTGCAGGGCGCTTTCACCTACCACGCCGGGGCTATCTCCGCACAAGGGGGCTAAATGGCATTGCCTGAAATGCTCGAGACGCTGCTCGCCTCGGTCAACAACCTGATGGGCGTGATCGACGGCAAGCTGCGCAACAAGGCCAACAAGGCCGACGTCTACACCCGCACGGATCTCGAGGATCCGCTGCGCACCCTCGGCGCCAACGCCGCCACTGCCTCGAAACTCAAGGTCGCGCGGCTGCTGACGCTGGCCGGCGAGGCGACCGGCGAGGTCGGCTTCGACGGCTCCGGCAACGTCACGCTGATGGTGACCGTGCCCGGACTGCTGGATAAGGCCGACAAGTCCGAGGTGGTGACACCGGCACAGATGGAGGCGCGGTTTAACGATCTGATCGGTGCCGCTCCGGAAGCCCTGAACCAGCTCGAGGAGTTCGCCAACGCGCTCGGTCAGGATCCCAACTTCGCCGCCACGATGCTGGCCAAGCTGGACGCCAAGGCCGACAAGGCGTCGACCTACACCATCACCCAAGCCGACGGGAAATTCCTGCTGAAAACGGGCAAGGCAGCCGACGCCTCGCTGCTCGGCGGCAATGCCCCGGCCTACTACGCCTCGGCGGCCAGTGTGAGCGCGCTCGAGGCGGCGGTCGGTGATGCCTTCAACCGCCTGGCAACCGCCTTCAATAACGGCGCGAATCAGATCAACGCGATATAGGGGAAATGAACTGTGAGTCTTGAAACTCAAATCGCATCGCTTGTCACTGCAGCTAATAATTTGACTGCAGCAGTAAATGGCAAGGTGGCAGAGATTGATGCAAAAGTTGATGCCGCAACTAAGTCTGTCCCTAGTGCTATTGTTGCTGAAATGTCCAAGGTGCTATATGTCGATGCAGCCAGCGGGCTTGATAGTGCAGTCGGCTCTCAAAATGCGCCACTCAGAACGATTGAAGCGGCACTGACAAAGATTCCGGCCGGTGGAATCGGTGTTATCTATCTGCGCAAGGGCCAGGTGCATAACATTGGCGGTGTTTTGCCGGCGCACAAAGATAACTGTGGGCGTAAGCGTATAAATTTTAATGGCTATGGTGCTGAACTTGAAAAGCCTGTTATCCAGCAGGTGCTCGGTTTATTCAGTAGCAGCGGTCAATATCGAGGTGCCGCCTTTGAATCCGGCACGGAAATAAACATTAAATTCAGTAACGTGAAAATAAAGACCGGGCGCCTACCGGACGGTCAGTCGCTTTATGGTGGTATTGATATAGGTGATTACGGTGGTTTTTTCACTCGTAGCGCTAGCGGCGCTGGTGGTGAGGGAAGCATTAATTTGAATGCGGTTTTTTATAATTCCGATATTGATATCGAGGATGGGCCTCTCGTAACAACCTCTAGCGGGTTTATTAACTTTAGTTTGCGGGACACCACTATCAAGAAGGCTGGCATTGCTTCTCTTGTATGTCAAAGTGTTGTTCCGAAGGTTTTGGATATGAGGAACGTTAAAATTGAGGGGTTTGATTCTGGGGCGACGGTAGAAGGTTTATTTAAATTGTCTGCCGGCTCTTACATTACTCGCCAATCTGGTACGACTCTCGCTTGAGGTGACTATGAAGTCTGTTGAATATAATGGCGCGCTTTATGTGAACCCCACTGGCGACTCGCT